TTCAGTTTTAATACCGAATAGCATAGGGGAGGTGACAAGGTGTGCAGAAAATATCTCAGCCTGAGTAGTCTTGTTCAACTGGTCGAAAAGTTTATCCAAATCAGTAGTGGATAAATCTTGTACTATTGGAGCTTTGGCAGGATCGCTATTGAATACAAGCATGAAGTTTCCTGAATTTTCACTACCTGCGAACTTCTTTTTAAAGTCCGATTCAATCTGCCGCTTTATTTCTCCCTTAGGTTCGCCATTATTGAAAACAATCATTTTAGAACTAAACATCCCGTTCTTAATAATTGACAGATTGTATTTACTTATCTCTACATCTGTTTCAATATCATTTAAAGCCCCAAAATATCCCGGCAAAGGATAATCTTCAATTCCTGGTCTGTATTCATTATAAGCGAAAATAAAAGCACCCTTTTTGTCATTAGGGTCAAAGTCAGGAATAAACTTAGGCTCGTACTCACTGTTTCTGTATTTCTCCCAATTCTTTGAATAGAAATAGCCCTCTTTATCTTTTGCCCTTCTTAAATACTGGAAAGGGATATGTTTTAAAAACAACCCGCCGCCCTTCTTCCAGATACCTTCCAACCTTCCGCCGCCGAACAACTCCACATCAATAATAAACTTTCGCATTACCTGGTTAAAGGTTTCGCCGATCTCATTCACTATCTCATTACCCGTCTCAAACCCATTACCAAAAATGTAAATAGCCTTACCGTTTACAATAGCGTTATGGTTAGAACTCTTGTTATACAGGTATAAAAGCTGGTTAGGGAATTTATTATCCTCCCCAAAAAGAATCCAGTCCTTACTCTTTACCTCTTTAAACTCAGGCAATTTGTTATCAGCAAACCCTAAGAAAATTATATTATCCTGCATACACTTTGAAAGTTGTATCGACCTCGTAAGTTTCAAAAGCAAACTCACTGGCCGGATTTAGTTTTAAAATACCCGCTTCGACCTCTGTTAATCCGGTTGGGTCTGTGGTACTTGTTTCGCTCTCATAAACTCTGTAAATCCACTCACCATGCGGCTTAGTACCGAATACTGTCGTAGTGTTTATAGTGAACTGGTTAAATCTTGTCTGGTAGCTGCTTTCATCTTCAGCGAAGGAATACACCTTTGTAGCGGTGTCCCTTGTGGTGATGTTCTCGAAATAAAAAAGGTAGTACCCGTCATCCAGTGTCCTTTTCTCGTTCAAAGTCACCACAATAGTTTCTGAAGTCTGTCCTTTAGTTAGACTGAGCATAACTTAAAAGGGCATTAGTCCGATTTTGTACCAATAAAAAAACCCCTCCTTACGGGGAGGGGAATCACAACCAAACTAACCAACCTACGGAGTTGTCAATGCGCTTATAATACCACTTGAAACTTCCGGAACCGGGTCTACGTTATCACTGGTAAAGTTCAATTCGTAACCGTTACGATCACCCATTGCCGTACCGGATGAAACAGTACCGCCGGATAATTCAAGCCCATTCTCTTTACCCAAAAGCCAGTATTTACCATTGCGATCTTCTACAACTGCTAATAGCCTGTTTTGACCGAGCAGCTTAATCTCCTGTGAAGTAGCCGCAAGCATTTTATTAAGGATGATATTCAGCGTCTGAGTGTAGAACAAAGTCCCGTTCTCAGCACTTGCATTTATAGCAGCCTCAAAATTACCGGTAGCCCTTTGAAGATTATATTTATAAAAGCGACCACCATTAGCTTTAGAGATAGCTGAAACGCTACCGGCTGATTCAGTAATACCAGAAACATTATCGAACTCGATAAAGTATACTGATTTAATACCACCGGCTGAATCTCTACAACTTAATGAATAGCCACTTGTTAAAGCACAAGCCATGTAAAAATATTTTAAGGGGGATTGCTCCCCCTGTTATTAAGAGTTAGAATATTCAACAATCTCAGTCGGAAACGCTACATACCAACCCCTGCGGAACTTCAGCGTTAATCTCACTGTGTCGTTGTCCTGAGAGTACCACAACCTTGCATCGTTCTCGTCAACCTCAGCATCAAAACCTAAATGGCATGACTTTTCAAAATCCAAAGCGAAGATGAAAGGATTGTCACCGGTATTACCAGTAAGGCCATCCAAACCATGCACAGGAACGATCTCATGTACTGAACCTTCAGCCATCAAACCCTTTTGATCACCTGTACCAGTGGCAACGTGGTACAAATTAGCATCCATCAAAGCCTGACGATAAGTTTCGGCAGCATCGTAACCCATGTAGATTTTCACACGAGGATCACCTTTGCGGGAAGCAGGGATTTTAGAGATAATGTTCTTAACAATAGCCCTTGCGTTAGAGGCATTCCATGTTGAAGCAGTGGCAACGTTTGTACCGGTTGCGGCTTTAATCAGCTTAATCAACCCGTCATAACGGCTTAGGTAAGCACTTGTTGAAGTAGTATCACCCTGCCAGTCGGCAGTTTCAAGCTGTGCCTGCACTCTTTCCAGAATGTCATCTACGACAATCTTTGGCACATCCGATTCAGTGTAGTTCTGACCCCTGCGGAGTAATTTCTGTGTCCACTTTGTTTCAAGTGTACGGGGGCAAAACTCCATGTCATACTTCACAGCAGAAGTTGACAAAGTACCCTTAGTGAAGGTTGTAGAACCTGAAGCATTAAAGCTACAAGTAGAACCATCCTGAGGGATAGGGTCGTTTGCTAAAAAATTGATTTGCTTTGCGCTCTTAACGTCCGGGTGAAGGGAAGCAAAAGACGCTGTTTCTTTTTGGATTTGTAAGTCAGGAGAATGTCTGTTTGCTCCTGGTTTACATAGTTCGTTAAATCCGATACGCTATAAGCCATCTTATTTACTGTTTAAATTTTTGATTCTGTTTATTAGTTCGTATTTGTCAGTCTTTTTTACCTGAGTATTGAACTGACCTTTATTGCCTTGTACTGATTCAGCAGTAGGCTCTTCAACTATCTTACCTACCAACTCAATCAGGTTTTGTATTTTTTGCTCTTGTGCTGCGAATTTTTCAGCGATTGAATTAAAGGCAGTCAGGTGTTCAGTGAATTTCTGCTCGTAAGCAGCGAGCTTGTCATCGTAGGCTTTAAACTGCTCTGAATAATCAACCGGATTTTGCATTTCTTCCTCAGGCATCATTGCAGGCTGAACCGCCTCAATTACACCACCTTCACCTACAACTATTTTAGTACCGTCAGCTAATTCGTGTTCGCCAACGGGAGCCGGAGCATCTCCAACCATTGCAACCCCGCCGACTTCCAATTTGTCAACCGTTACGACTGTGCCATCTTTCAAGGTGACATCAGTAGAAAGTTTCTCAGGCTCAGTAACAACCGGAGCTGCCGGAGTTACAGGAGTGCCAAAAAACTTTTCATACATATCTTTTAGTTTGCTCATAAAGTCTTTTTCTGAATTAAAAGGGTTATTACCTTCACCTGTTCCGTTTTGCTTTTTCATGAAGGAAAAAATACCCTCCACTGAAAAGCCTTTAACCTCGCCTGACTTTATCTTATTCCAGACTTCGTCATTCTCGACCTTAGCGGAAATAAACCATGTGCCATCGGGTAAATCTTCAAAGCCCTTCATGGGTTGAATACCCCTTTGCTCATCGCTTACAAATGATTCAAAAATGGTAACCCCTTCGAGAGATAGTGAAGGGTCATGAAACAGATTGAGATTTTTCTGATAGTCCTTTTTGAAGAACTTTAAAGCAATCTCTTTTATAGTGTTTTTGGAAAAGAAAACATTGTACTCACCGGTGTTATCCTGCCGGTAAATCAACTGGTCAGCTATCATTGCAGGGCCAGATACGATTCTTTGTTCCGGGTTAACCGCAAACGTTAAACGCTGATCCCTGAATGCGAAAAAGTTTTTTTCAATGGCAGGGGCATCTACAAAAGCAACTGCCGCCACTTCAACCTCAGACGATTCATCCGGATTGATTACCATTTCAAATACAGGTAAACTCATAACAGAAAAGGGACTTTATTAGTCCCCGTTCCGTTTTACAACCTTGCGGCTCTGTTTAACCTCCTTATTCTTTCTTGGTTATTAGTCACATCCGATTCGACCACGAATGCCCTGACGGTTGCATTACCGATCTGATTTATTTGGTCTTGTTCTAATCTTGTTCTTGTGGATTGTGGCAACTGTGGGGTTAAAGGAGCATTAGCTACCGCACCGGCATTACCACCGCCCCCGGCAGAATATCCTGGTACTTGTACCTTAACGATATTTTTTACCGCACTTAAACCGCTTGCAATAATAGCGGCTACGTTGGCAATCTTAGCGATAGTCCCGAATGGCTCAGGTAAAACGGATTTAGCCCTCAATACTTCAGTAGCTCCGATAAACGTATTGATAGTGGCCTGAGCAATACCTAAGACCTTGCCTGCTGCCGTGTGCTTACCTACTAAGTCAGCAAGTGAACCTAAAGCACTACCGATTGAAAAAGCAGCCTGAACTTTTGCTTGCCTTTCCCTTTCGGCTATTTCTATTCTCGCTGCGGCTTGTTGTTCCTCTGTGACCGTTTGTAGTCTTAAATTTTCGGCCACTTCGCCCAATCTTTTGTCATCTATGGCCTTTGCTTCAACGGCTGCAATATCTCTTAATTCAAGTGACTTTCTTAATCTTTCCCTTTCTTGCTGCTCTAAAAACTTGCCGAGCATGTCAAGCTCTTGTATCTCTTTTTCTTTCTGAATACCGGCCTGAGTTGTAGCCTTACCACCGCTACCTGTCGGAGCTGCAAAACCTGTGGAAAGTGTTTTAATCTGTGTTTCTATTCCGGCAACTACGTTCTGCAACTGTGCAGCCTTTGCCTCAGCTTCTTGTATCTTGCCTTCAAAAACGCCAAATGATGCGGCAGCTAAAGCAGGATTATTCTTTAATTCAATCCTTGCAATCTCAGCCTCCCCGCTAATCTTTGCACTCTCCGCAAGTAAGAAGTTGGCTTTAGCCTTTAACCCCTGAACCTTAATGTAATTACCGGCATTCTTAGCCGTTAATTGTTCAGCTTCGTTCAATGTCTTTGCCTGTCCTACTGTCTGACCGATTGTGCTGTTGTACTGCTTTAATGCTTCGTCCTTACTTATCAATCCCATCCTTGCCTGCCTGAAAGCATCCTGCACCTTAGCGACCTCAACCCTTGCTTCAACTACTGATTTATTATAAGCCCTCTGAGCTTCTTCTAATTGCTTGTTCCTGCTAAGTGTCTGCCAAATAGCAACCCCTAAAGCCGTTACACCGGCAATAGCCAGCCCAATAGCACCGTTCTTCCCTAAGGTGTTTACAATAACATCACCCAACCTTTTGAAGTCTTTAGCACTATCAGCGATTGTACTAAGCCCCTGAGATAATGCTAAAGCAGATTGAACCTTTAATAGTTGTTTCTGCACATCTTCACTTTCTACCCCCAATAAAGACATAGCACCGGTTAAAGCAGTAAAGCCACCCACCAACCCATTAACAGCATTGGTAACAGCCTGAAACTTTTTACCAGGATCAAATAAATCAGCTACCTCGTTGGCATCCTTTATCTGGTCTTTTAATTGGTTTACCCTTTTGGCAGCATTGATAGCCTCGGCAGAAGTTTCGCCAAAGGTTTCCTGCATGGCTATTAAATTGCTCTGAGCATCTTTAATATCCTGCTTTATCTGCTTTAGACTTTTCTTTGCATCCTCACCGTCTAACTGCAACCTTGCCCCTACGGTAAAATCACTATTATAAAACTTCCTTATCATTAGTAAAGGGTATTAATAACTTTTAAAAATTCCGCTTTGCACACATCCGGTTCGCTTGCGTTCCAGTCCTCAATCTTATTAAGCCTCCAATAAGAGCCGTCAACGTATATCAGTTTTGAAAAATCCAGCCCAAACACATCAGCATTATTGAGCTTCATATAACAGGTCATCAGCTTACTATCCTTATCTGTTATCTCAGCCATGTAAGGTGACCAGTAGACGTTAAACTGAGTTACATTAATAGCACCCGTTGCCAATGTGAAGTATAACTCATTCGGAACTCCAAAGTGTATATCATTCGCCGGTGCATCTGGATCGTCATAGTGTCCTGCATAGCCATAAGTAGTACCTGTATGCAAAACATTCACCCCGTTTAAAAGATCCCAACTGGTAACACCGGTTATTTTCTTTGCCTGTAATATCCTTATGTTGAAAGCCGTCTTTTCTTCTCCACTGTTGTTTAACTTGTATATAGCTGAAACAATCTTATCAACCCCCGAATAACCAACAAGGGGAGTGCCTGAGAATATTATCTCTAATTCCGTTTTTTCGTTGGCCATCTCATAAAGAGAATCATAAACATAATCGCCGTAGTTCTCGTTATGTGTTTTTCTGTAAAGGTCATTATAGTAATCACTATCCTGCTTAAACTTGAAGCTGTAAAAGCGACTGTTTAATTCACTCATTGGTTTTAGCCGTATAGGCTTTGACCTGTCAACCTTGTACGTCCAATCAACCACCCCTGACGGATTTAAGTCGTAGTAGTCTACATAAGGAGCAATCAAAATCTTTTTAGGATAAAGCCTGTCCTCATAAATGTATAAGTTGAATAATTTAACTACTGACCTAAGAAAATCAACCTGTGATATATTTTTCGGGATAGTGTCGTTTACTGTAATAGTATCGCCAACGTTTATATCGGCATAAACATCATTAGGGCTATTTATAGTCCAAATACTTTCTAAAATATCAACATAGTAAGTACCCAATCCGCCCCCGGTATTATTTACATCAACTTCAATTCTGAATATATCTCCGTTAGCTACCTGAACCGGTAAATCTGAAACCTGTAACCCAAATGTAACTTCATCTGCTGATGACCTGTAAACATCTCCAAAATCATAGATAACATTGCCGTTTTTAAGTAGCTTAAAACTGAACGTAAAAAACTGTCCTAATAATCTTATGCTATGCTCAATATTGAAAAACGTCTGAAGAGTGTCTGAACCTGTATAAGTAAATATTCCAT